ATTCTTTATGCCACATTGGAATTGCAACATGCCACTTTTGTGGATGGTAGCCCGTTTGCTATTCGCGTCGTGGCTGGTTCGCCGAATGATGAGTTGTTCACGCTCGAGCTCGATGCACCGCTTAACGCGGGACAAGAAGTAACCTTCCAAGCAGTTCCGTTCCATGCAGAGCGCCCACAGTACGAAGAAGGTAAAACGCCGGAGTCAATCATTACGATCGATAACGTGGCACGCCTACTCACGCCGTATCTCGAACAGGCTGTGTTAACCCGTGCAGACATGATCGCTATCTATCGTGAATATAGGTCAGACGATCGTACGGCGCCGTGTTATGGTCCTGTGCAATTCCTCGTCAAGAACGTCAAGGTAACTGGAACTCAAGTATCGGGAGCAGCACGTATTGACGATCTAGCCAATCGCAAGTTCCCGAATAAGGTCTACACCATCAACGAATTTCCGGGGCTTCAAGGATGAATGAACGTAGTGCGATCTTGAATAGGCTGGTAGGCCTACCATGGGTGTCGAATGCGCGTGGGCCTGATGCATACGATTGTTATTACCTGGTGAAACACGTTCAGCAGGTGATCTTCGGGAGGGTGATGCCTGAAGTCGAAGTGCCTTCTGATCCGAGCCTTCGGTGGGTTATGGAACAGATCGCAAAGCATCCGGAACGTGTAAAATGGCGTGAAGCGGATATGCTGCAAGGGTTCGTGACGGCGAGTGATGGTGCGATCGTAGCAATGGCTGCTTCGGAAAGGGCAGCGCATCTTGGCGTGTGGTTTAAGAATGAACGTGCGATCCTACATACAGATAAGCCGGAAGGGGTTGTCTTCCAGGATCTTCTTTCGTGTAGGGCTAGAGGTTGGCATCGTTTGAGGTTCTACGAGTACATCGGATGAATGCACTGGTTCGCATCGACCAAGGTGTAACTGTACACCACATTGCGCTTCCGTTCAACGAACTGGGGCGTGGCGAGTGTTTGGTTGGTGAGACGGTTGAGCACTTTCTTGAGCGATGCGGATGGACGTTTAAGACGCCCACCATCTGTGTGATGAACGGGCAGCCGTTGAGGCGTGCTGACTGGAGCACCACAATCATTCTGGATACCGATGAGGTCTATTTCCTCTCGAGGCCTTGGGGTGGTAGCGGGGGTGGAGGAGGGGGAGGCAAACTCACTTCGGTCATTGGCATCGTTGCATTGATCGGCTTGACACTGATCGCCGGTCCAATTGCATCAGGGCTCCTCGGTTCCACTCTCGCAAGTACCGTAATCTTTGGTTCTCTCACATATGGTTCGTTGCTTGCAACGGGCATTGTGATGGCTGGGTCGTTCCTCCTATCGACGCTCATTGCGCCAAAGGCAGGTGGTTTACCTGATCCATCGACAAATGCAGATAGTACTGATCAAGTTTACTCGTTGAATGCATCTGGCAATCAGGCAAGAGCCCTTAATACGATCCCTGTGCAATATGGAAAGGTGAAGTCATTCCCCGACTACGCATCAGCCCCCTGGTCGGAGTACGTTGGTGCTGATCAGTATCTCAACCTGCTCTTCGTCCTGGGGATGGGTAAGTACCATCTCCATCAGATCTTCCTTGACGATACGCTCCTTGTTGATGAGAATACCGGTTTGCAACCCGGTTTTACTGATGTTACATATGAACAGTATAATCCGGGTGAGACAGTTGATCTTTTCCCTGCAAACGTTACGTCTGCGGTAGAAGTTACAGGGCAAGAGCTTACTCAATTCGGTTCGAACTGGTTGGGTCCGTTTACTGTCAACTCGGCTGGTACACAAGTCAATGCGATCGCGTTCGACGTAGGATTCCCTGCTGGCTTGTTCCAAGTGAATGAGGCGGGTGGACTGAACGGCGCATATGTAACCCTTATTGGGCAAGTTCGTCAGATTAACGACGCAGGCACGCCGATTTCTGATTGGTTCCAAGTCTTCACTAACGAATATGGCGCGGCTGCACGTACGCCGCTGCGGTTCACATTAAAAGTTGACGTAGCACCTGCAGGTCGTTATGAGGCACGTCTCCAGCGCAATATTGAAACGTCGGAGTCAAATACCCTTATCAACAATACCGCTTGGCTTGGACTTCGGGGCTTCCTAGTAGGTGATACGGTTTTTGATCAGGTGTCAATCCTGGCGCTTCGAATCAAGGCATCTTCACAATTGAGCGGCGCATCGTCCAAGAAGATTGGGTTCACAACTACCCGTATCCTGGAGATTTGGAACGGGAGCTCATGGGTTGAAGAAGCGACTAGGAACCCTCTCTGGGCTTTCTGGGATGCAGCCACTAACGCGGACTACGGTGCAAAACGTCCGCCTTCTAAGGTTGACATTGGATCGATCCTCGCAGAGGCTACTGCAGCGGAGGTGCGCGGTGACACATTTAACTATGTGTTCAATTCGTCGCAGCCCGTGCCTAAGGCCTTCGACATCATATTGGCGGTTGCGCGCTGCAAACATCGTTGGTCGGGTGACGTGTTGACGTTGGTGCGGGATGCGTGGCAGGCTGTCCCGCAGATGTTGCTAACTGATCGACAAATCGTTCGTGGTACCACAACCCTGAACTACATATTCAATGACGACGAGGCGAACGACTCTGTCATTCTTGAGTACCTTGACGAATCGACGTGGGGTCCTCAAGAGGTTCAGTTCCCGCCAAATACGGAATCGTTCAATTCGGTGAATCCCGCCCGAATCAGGTTGGATGGGGTCACGAATAGAGACCATGCAATTCGTGAGTGTGCCTTCTTCTATAGGCAGGCGTTCTATCGGCGTATTAAACTCTCACTCGACACGGAACACGACGGTCGAGTTCTTGGCATTCTCTCTACGATCCGGGTTCAGACAGAGCTTCCACAATCTTGGGGCTCTTCAGGCGAGATTGTGGACTCTTCAGGTTTGACTGTCACACTTTATCCTATCCCCGCTTCGGGAGCTGGACAAGCATACATCAACATCCGCACGCCCCATGGCAAGGCGTTTGGTCCCATTCAGGCATCGATCGTAGACGACGTGGCGACTCTCAATAGTGGGGATGTTGCTACGGTAGAGACCCAGTTGGGTATTACGTTGGCAGATGCGATCGCACGCGAAGAAGGTGGTGAACCCGCAACGTATGATTGGGGTTATGCCTCTGCGCAGTCTCGTATCTGCAAAGTGCTTGGGGGACGGCCAAATGGAGATAAGGTATCGCTAACGTTGGTTGTGGATCGTGAAGAGGTTCACGATACAGGCCTCGACACTATTCCAGACATTCCCAATCCTCCGCCTCTTGTTGATCCTAGCGTTCCAGTAATCACGGGGCTTACTGGATCCTTTAGACAGGGTCAGTTGGAACCCATTATTGATGTTAGCTGGTGGCCTTCACCAGCCGCTGACTATTACGTTTCTGACGTTTCATATGATGCAGGCCTTACATGGACTCGTGTCTATCAAGGTAACGCGACTGCGTACTTCTCATTGGTTCGGTTCGCAGAGATTAGAGTGCGGGTAGCTGGTATTGGATCGCAACACGGCTTCTTCGCTACCATTGACATCTCTCCCGAACAACCTGTATTGGCACCAGGCACTGTTACCGTCGAATCGATGATCGAAGCGGTACAGGAACGCTTTATCGGTGAATTTGATCGCATCATTGCGACGATGCAGAAGTACAATCAGATCATCGCCAATGCAGCAGCAGAACAAGATGCTGCCAATAACATCGAGGCATACCGACGTAAGGCAGGTGATTATAACGTAAGGGTACTGGCAGCAGCAGGTGATGCTGCGGTTCAGGCGTCCGTAACGGAACTGTCAATCGCGTTCACCGACGCACAAGGCGCATTCGCGGAATATCAACTGGTTGTTGATGCGAGGTTCGATGCCGCAGAAGCAAATATTACCACGACTGCATCTGCTCTGGCGACTCTCGAAGGGTCGTTCGCGACATATCAGGTTGCGGTTGATGCTCGATTCGACACTGCAGAAGCGTCAATCGTTACGAACGCGACAGCCATCGCAACGCTGAACACATCATTCTCAACGTTCCAGACAACAGTCAATTCCCACTTCGCCACTAACGACGCAGCGATCGCACTGAACGCGACTACGTTGGCCACACAATCGCTGTCGATCGGATCTCTAACCTCGAGTGTTACGGCGAGGGTAGGCGGCCCGACGATGCCGAACGTAGCAGTCACGATCTCGATTGCGACGCCCGCAGTCTTCGCAAAGACGGCGCATGGCTTGACTGCCAATACGGCGATTGTGTTGCACACGAATGGTGCGCTGCCGCCGCCGCTGGCGATCAACACCATTTATTACGTTTCCTCATCCGGTCTGACCGCGAATAGCTTCCGTGTGTCGTTAACACCTGGGGGACCTACTATCAATACGACAGACACACAAAGTGGTGTGCACTCGTACGAGGCAATCCGGGTTGTTTCCATCTCTAGCGCCAATCCTGCGGTCGTTACAAACATCACAGCAGGCGCAGGTCCCGTTGTCAATGAACTGTACGCGTTCTATCCTAATGCGGGCGGCACACTTCCAGCACCTTTAGTCGCAGGCACTTTCTATTACGTGCTCTCGACAGGGCTAACGCTCACGCAATATCGCATTGCGTACACGAGTGGCGGTACTGCCATCTCGACATTAGGGGCATCGCAGAGCGGTACGTTCTACGCACGTAAGCTTGGCGATGGCACATTACAGGCGTCAATCACGGAGCAATCCCTAGCAATTGCTGACCTTGAAGGTACAGTTACAGCGATCTGGTCTCTAAAGTTGGACGTCGAAGGCCGCGTTTCAGGAATGATTATCGAAGCGACGGCTGAAGAGTCCAACTTCATCATCCTGAGCGACAATTTCTATATCGCATCGCCGAGCTTCGGCGGTGGTTCTCCTATTGTGCTGTTCGCTGTTGAATCCAAGGATGGCAGTGCCCGTTTCGTTATGAACGGTCAAGTTTGGATCAGCTCGGCAATAATTGGGAAACTACAGGTTAACGAGATTCATATTGAAGGTGCATCAATAACCGTTTCGTCCGTCTCATTCTTAACTGTAAACACACCGGTTACTTCTACGTCGTATATAACGCTCTTCACGGGATCATTAACCATTCCTAATTCTAATGGCATACCATTCAATATGCTCATAATCATGGGTATGGCTTCTAGACTTACCGCCGGCGTGGCACCTAACACGATTGACTTCCGCGTTCTCATTGATGGTGTACCGGGTCTATCGCAAGCGACATATCACCCCGATACGGTGAGTGTCATCGGCAACACAGCAATTCAAGCGTCGATTTTTACGCCTGCATCGGCTAATAGAACCTACAATTTTACAGTACAAGCTCGTGCACTTGCCGCAGGCTCAATAATGCAGGCTGATAGTGGTATGTCACTAGCGGTATTGGGATTTATTCGATGAAGACATACAAACATGTTTTCGTCCATTACGGACCTGCTGGTGAAATCTTGCAGGCGTCCGAAGGTACTTGGCCTCATGAACGTGAATCATTATCCTGTGCAATTATTACAGACGTTACCCTGGCAGACATTCTGCAGGCGGTGTATAAAGTCGATTTGACATCAGTTGGGATGGGTGAAGATGGCTGGAATCGTGCCAAAGTCATAAAAGTGGCTGAGCATGATACGTCACTAAAACTATTCGACTTAATGGTTATCCGCAATCGAGAATTGAATGCGACAGATCAATATATGGTTGAGGATCGGCCGATCACGCCGCAGGAGAAACAGGCTTGGAAGAATTATCGTAAAGCACTACGTGATCTAGGGCAATATCTGACTGTAGACGATGCGATGCAAGCGTGGCCACGAAGGCCGAATAATTCCGATGCTGTGGAACATCTAAGGAAGAAGTGACATGCCAACAGATTTTGGCGGAACATACACTACGGGTCTCGTAACCGTTACAAATGGCTCGCCTGTGGTTTCAGGGTCCGGGGTTATTTGGTCGGACTTCGCTGATGGTCTCGATATGTTCATGTGCAATGGTCTGTGCATGCTTGTAGAAGCTGTGAACGAGACCTACGACGAGATCACGCTATTGGAACCGTGGGAAGGTGACTCTGCATCAGATCAATCATATGTCCTCCTCAAGTCGTCTCCTCTACGCTATGAACCGGCGCTTACGCAAGCAAAGGTTCGAGAACTCCTCCTCCAGCTTGACAATGCAGGTATCATTTACTATGTCTCTGGAGATGAACCTGATCCACAGATCGGAGAGAATGGGCAATATGCCCTTAAGACTGACGCGCTTCCTTGGACGCTCTGGTTGAAGATTGCCGACGAATGGGTCTTGCAAGATCAGTGGACCGCATTCAATCCACGAGGAGCGTGGAGTGGCGCTACGACGTATGCACAGGGCGATCTCGTACAGCACGGCGGTTATATCTTCGTGTCGAACGACAACGGGAATCTTAATCATGAACCCGACATTACGCCTTCAGGCACGTCGGATGCTTTCTGGACGTGGTTCCCTCTACCTGATACTGCAACGGTTTTGACTGCCCTCGGAATCACCGGGGTGACGATTAGTGAAGATGCACCATCAGGCGGAGTGGATGGTGAGCTTTGGTTCCGAGTAGACCCCGCATAACAGGAGAAGCATATGGACATCAAGCGCTTGGGTGACGGTGACGTCATCGAGATCGACGGCAAGTTCCGAATCGAGAAAGGGCCGCTTCGCAAGAAGGCCATCGCGACGAAAGAGCTTCTGGACGACGAAGTCACGGCGGCTCACTATAAGGTCGGCGCACCTGACTCTCTCGGCAAGCCGATCGTGCTTGGCCAGGAGATGAACTACATCGACTGGAAGAATCGGAGGACGGAGTTCACGTTCACGGTCTATCAGTTGAAGGACGTCGAACAGGTCGACAAAGACGGCAAGAAGACGATCGTCAAGCGGTTCATGCCACTTGGCAACTATCCCGACGAGATGGCTGCGCTCTCGTACGTCACTGGCTTGAAATAAACAGGAGTCACGCACATGCCTTATTTGAATGACAGGGTGCTCGATTTCGGTATCGACATCCTGAACACGGAAGCGGATCGTATCGATATTTGTTCGCAAGAGCCCGCGAACTATACCGAGGCGACTTCCACTTATACGCTC